TTGGGGTCAATTACAAGAGTGGCTTTTTTCCGGTCGAACAGGTAGGCATTCATCGGCTTGTCGGGATTAAAGTCCACTACGGTTATGGCCTCATTCTCACGGCCCCGGTCGAGGTTGCCGAAAGCAGTCTCATCCCTGCACCAGGCCGTTAGTTTGAAGGTATCTACATAATATCTAATCTCAAGCATAATCGCCTCCTAGCTATATGTGAAGGTTGCACCTAGAATATTAAGATTCCCTGCTGCCATGGCATCCAAGGTAAATTTCATACCGACCATATCACCTGCTAACAATCCAGTAAAGGCAGCACTACAATCTATCTCGTAACGAAATGTATTTACCATAGCAACGGCATTGGCAGTATCGCTATCTGAATGAGTATTATAGGCTTCTCCATCAGCGCTAAAATCGGTGTTTACAGTCCAGTCAATATTATTGCTAGTCCCTTTCAGAACCCTGATTACGCAACTGGTCAAAGCGGTGAAATCGTGTGGTACTCTGAACTCATGGAAGCACACGGTTTCCGCTGCTGTCATCTGCATCCCAAATGAGTTCCCTAAAACAGCGGCAGCCGCAGCTCCTGAAGTATCATAGGCCACTGGAATATCAAACTGCTTTGTTGCAGGGTCAATCTCCGCTACGGCACAAGCATATTGTGTCTCAAGGTTATCAAGAGCAGCCTCGGTTATGGGTGTTCCTCCGCCTGCTCCCGTTTGCCAGTTACCGCCATAATTCGGTACATATACTGCCATAGTTACGCCTCCGCTATCGCATCAAGTCTCTCGAACTGAACCGACTCTAACGTAGTTTTGTTACGTTCCCAGAATACCCGCGCCATCAGTGTCCCGCTATCTTTGCCAGCACCACCACCCCAAACGGCAGCAAGTATCCCTGAAAATATACCCACTTCCCTTATCCACCCTCCGCCTGCTGGCACGCTAGGCGGGAGATACCACACTGTCTGATATTGGCCTATAACTGTTGCGTCAGTAGAAGTGGGAGTATCTATACGGTATATCTCATTGCCGAGTGTGGTATTTGTTGCAGCCAAGGCCAGAATAGTACCATCATCATTTCCAATCGCAAACCGCTCAATCTTTAGGTCATCAATATTGCCAAGAGCCCCAGCCAGTGCATCCCGATAGAGATTGAATAGTAGATTAGTAATCGTATTCTTGAGTACGGTTTGCTCTAAAATGTTACCTTCCAAATCCCTGACCGTTATACGGATATGTCCTATCACCCTCGTAATCTCGTCTAATCGTGCTCCTAGCATATCGTCTCCTTAACAAGGATAAAGTGTAGGTTCGGGATACAAGTCAGCCGCTGGAAAGGGGCAGGCCGTAGCAATGGTTGCCAACTCATCTCTTACTTCTACATGGCCTTCAAACTCGGCCAGGATAATCAAGATTTGCTCAGAGCCTACGTTAAGGCGTTCGATTATCTCGTGTTTCATGTGAGCTAGAGCCTTGAAATAGTCAGTCCAGCTTCCCGTTACCGGACCTTGAATAGCCGTAATATCGTAAATTACGTGGTTCTCCCCTTCAGTCCAGATATGTACGGCCTCAATGAGCATATCAGTAGCTGCAAGACCAAATGCGGTATAGGTTACAGGTTGCAGCTGCCCTGGTTTCAAGCCCGTCTCTACAGTCGAATAGAGCAAACGCTGCCCGGCTACTGCAAACTTGGCTAACTTAGCTTGGCCGGCATCTATTGAAGCATCCTGATCGGTTAGCTTTGGTTCGTCGTCAATCTGGTCTACAAATCCAGTCCCGCTCCCCTCGACGGCAAGTTGCGCTGCTATGGCCGCATCGTCTTCCACTAAAACCAAGATGTCATAAAGCCCGTAATACTTGACTTCTATGGCATCATTAAGGGCTGGTACGGCAGTGAAATATATTGTGGGGTCTCCCTTTGCCCAGTAACATTCAAAGTCACCCGGGGCATCCAACCCCTTAATTCCCATTGTCAGGTCAGCGCCGGCATTTATTTTTACGGAACCAGTGGCGCCAGAAGGTGTGCTGGCAATAGGAAACGATACTGTAAAGGCGTTTTGTTTGGCATCTCCTATGAAATTCTCAGTCTGCTCCAGCCCGGTAGTAGCCTTGCCTCCCCTGATATACTGCCGGTTGCGGTACTTGGGATTACCGCCCGACCATCGGCAATTATCTATATTGGTAGCAGCAAAGGCAGCCCACGGCGCTGCAGTAATGTCCCTAGCCTGAAAGTACAGTTTCTTGTCCTCATCAATGAACCAGATTTTGTTAGCCAACTCAGCTAATTTATCGAAGCAATCTGAAGCTCTGGCATAGTTAAACACCGCCTCGACTATATCAGGGCCCGCCTCAATGTTGCCTACCGTAACACCCTCATCAGCTAAATAAGTAGAACGGATGCCTTCTACAATAGTCCCGGCTGCCGTAGCCAGATAAGACAAAGCTACCAATCTTTTGTCTGCCAGGTAATGCCAGTCAATGCAGCGGATAGGATGCCACAACCCACCCTTGGGAGACATAGCCACCTTTTCAGGAGTCTCTATCACACCGCCAAATAGTAGAACTCCATCGTTACCATATATCCAGACTGACTGCCCCTTCTGATAAGTAGCTGTACCCAGTCTATCGACTACGGTGAACTCAGCAATACTCCGCTCCTCTATTCTCAAATCTATCGAAAGCGATTCCTTCCGTATTTGAATCTCAGCGTCATTGATTAGCACTCCGGTTACACCTTCCACATCGCCAAATGACAGAAAGGTATCAAAGCAGGTATTATAAGTGGCTTTCCGCCAAGCTGCGCTCCGTAGAGTGTTTGAAATACGTATCTCGTCCAAGTCACAGTCATTATAGCGGGCAATGGTAGTGCTACCACCAATAAACAGAACCTTAGCAGCATCAATATCTCCGACTGCTCCTATGGCTACTTGGGCAGAATCCGATGCCCCATTTTTGAAGATTTCTGCATTGCCATCTCTATCGGCAGCACAGGCTATATGATGAAAAGCTCCATCAGTAATGGCAGTTAAAGAATCTATATCCTTTCTGTTTATCCCATCGGATAACTGGAACCTAACACATCCAGTAATAGAAGCTAAATAAGCAGCATAGCCAGGAAGGGCCGTACCATGATTGTGTTTCTTGCTTAGAATATCTGTAAAACTTACGGGTATAACCGTACCTTTGAAAATAAACTCCAACTCAAAATCCGTATTAGCCCCAAAAGAGTATTCCGCTTGGTCTCCGTGGCTGATATAGTCATTAATACCGTCGAAGTCCTGCTGTTCACCTATTAAGCCAACTTCTTCGATGGGTTCGTCAGCACCCTTCTTAGTTCCGTCGTGTCCGTAAATGGTAGAGTCCCTTGTATGGGCATTGTCAGGGTCATCCTGCATATGGTCAACTAAAACAAAATTAGCATCCCAAACATTGTGGACTATGGCATCGTTAGGTACACCGACATAAGTAGTATTGTCTCCATGATTGACATCGTAATACAGGTAAATAATAGTATCTACCGTATCACTAATAGACCAACCTATCTTACTGACCCATAACTCGGCTTTCTCTGTAGCAAAATCCCACTTTTCAACTTCGACATATAGTTGAGTTTTACCATCATCGGAGGTAACGGCTATCTTGAGGTCTTCAGCGCCAAGCTCGTCAAATACAGCAGTCAAGTCCTGGGAGTCTTTGCCGCAAGATACACTAAGAGGGACTCGCACAGGGAAGTGGGTCAGTGCCGCATCTACCGTAGTATGGTCAATGGTTATGGCAATTCTATGTTCCCAACCGCCAAGCCAGTTAGCCATTACATCCGTGCTCCTGTTCTTAGCCTAATATCGTCTACCAATTCCTGGCCCATTATTCTAGCAAGTGTCCTGCCATCCAACTGGAAGTATATGTTTGCTGTCTTATAGCCACCGAGTCCCAGTCTCTCCAGCGTGCCTCTATCCAGTGGAATCACGGCCTCGGGTCCCTTCTCGGCAACACTAGCAAGCATAGGGCGCGTGGCTATACCGCCTTGCTGAAAGCTACCCATATACCCTAACGCAAAAGAGTTCATCCACTTTATCAAGTCATCTAAAGCTTTTGGATGAAGAAAGGGCTCCAAAATCTCCCCAAAACCGCCTCCCATCGCCCAGCCTTGACCACGCTCGCCCATAGGAGTACCGAAGATATCCGAAAGCACTCGCTCAACTGTATGTCCTGCCCTGCTGGTAAGAGCTCCAGCCATACCGGGCAGAATCATGTTTTCAATGGTGCCAAGTATAGGTGGCACAGCAGCATGAGGTGGCAACCCTCTCTGGAGAGCATCTAGGGCATCAGTAGCTTTCTTCGAAGCTTCCTCGGCTTTCTTCCCCGTATCGCTAAGTTCGTCTCCCAACTTCTTAACGAATCCAGCGACATCTCTAGCCGTTATACCTAATTCGTCAAGACTATATTGTACCTCATTTGCGCCGATACCCATGAGTTGTAGTTGCCACACTAC